CCCCGGTGGGCGAGCCACCCCCCCCCGCCCCCGCGGTTTTTGCCCGCGGGGGGGACCTTTCTGTGCCCCGCCGTTGTCCCTCAGGCGGAAAAAACCCCCAAACACCCCCTCCCAGCCGTCCCGCAGGAGCCGCTGGCCGAGATGCGGCTGTTCGACGAGCTTGGCGAAGGCGACCCAGATCGCGGGTGTCAGATTGCGGCCGCTATCGGCCGGCCGCGTTTCGATTGGTTGCGTCGCGAATTGATGCGCGGAACCCTCTACTTGACCGCCGTTCGGGCGGCAGCGCATTCCGTCAATCAGGTGCCGGCATGACCGGTCAGGCAAAGGGATTTGGCAAGAAGGGGTAACCATGATCGATGAGAGGGCTATTGCGAATTTGAAACGAGCCGCAGCGCTGCATTCTGCCGTTGTCGTGGATGACGCGTTTGAGGAGCCCTTGGGCGAAACACCCATTGAGCAATTACTCTATGCCGCGTTGTACACACTCATCCGGCTTGAAGGCTCAGAATATATGCTCATGCGCGTGGCAAAGACGGAGGACGAGGAAGCCTCGGCGAAGCAGGATCCTGCATTGCTTGCCGTGCCGTCGCTCATCGTTCGATCGCAGGCTCAGTTGGACGGGTGGAGAGTCGATTTCCTCGTCCATGCCTACGATTTTGCACGGCATGGTGGCCGCAAGGGCTGGAAGCCATTGATCGTCGAATGCGATGGTCACGACTTCCACGAGCGAACAAAACAACAAGCGGAGCGAGACCGGTCACGAGACCGCGCATTTCAACTCCGCGACTTCGGTGTAATGCGGTTCACAGGCGCGGAGATTTACCGCGATCCGTGGGCATGCGCGGATCAGATCACCGACTGGGCTGTGAAGGGTTTCCCATGATGTTTACTCGATCAGTGCGGATAGTGGGTTGTTGTTCTTAAATCTTGATAGAGGGCCGACGATGTCGATTTCATGGGATGCAGCAACTGGTAAGCTTTTTTATCGCGGAAAATCGGCGGGGGAATTGGTTGTTGAGGAAGGTCGAATGAAGCTTCGATTGAACCTGGAGATCGAAGGAGTTCCTGATGATGCAATCGTGCCAATGGCGGTTTTTGCAGACGCTTTAGCCAAGCTCCCCGAAAATCGGCAATCCGAACCATTGCTGACGTTAACAACCGAACCGACGGATATAGCCGAAAGCTTTGAAGTTCCTCGATCGCTCAACGAAAAGACCATCAAGAGAGACGGCTATGTCTGGCAGTTTCATAAGACTGACGCCGACAACTGGCCATCCGCACTCCACGGTCACGACTACGAAAAGGGATTGAAGATAGATGCGATCGATGGCCGCATTTACGATGTCGGTTCTAAACAATGTTGTGCCAAACTGAAGGGACCCAGCCTGCTCAAGCTACAATCTGAGCTTCGGGATTCAAAGGATTTCGAAGACAAAGTAGCATCGCTAATTGATCCGCAGAAGGCGAATGACGGGATGGACTGATGACCCATCGCCCCATTGAGCCCATCGCCATCCCCGGCGTCACACCCGGCGGCACGCCGCGCGCGTATCCGATTTTCGAGGACGTCGACCCTCGCACGTTGCTGGTCGACGAGGGCTATCAGCGCGACAGCAGCGAGCGCAGCATGAAGCTGGTCCGCAAGATTGTCGCCGGCTGGGATTGGGCCAAGTTCAAGGCGCCGGTGGCGGTGATGACCGATGCCGGGCTCGAGCTGATTGACGGGCAGCACACGGCAATTGCGGCCGCAACGCACCCCGACATCGTGAAAATTCCGATCATGATTGTTGAAGCCCCGATTCGCGCCGAGCGTGCCGCGGCGTTCATCGGCCACAACAAGGACCGCGTCGCGGTCACCACCGCACAGATCCACGTCGCGGCTATCGCTGCCGGCGACGCCGAAGCCGTCGCCATTGAGGCGGTCTGCGCCGCTGCCGGCGTCCGCACGCTGCGCGCGCCGTCGAAAGACCCGCGGCCGGGCGAGACCATGGCGATCGCGGCCATCGGAAGCGTGATCCGCGGCCGGGAGAAGGTTGGCGCCATCAGGGTGCTCAAGGTCGCGGTGGATGCCAAGATCGCGCCTCTGACCCAAATCGAGATCAAGGCCATCGACCTGCTGCTGTACGGCGGCGAGTATCAGGGGCAGATCAGCGATGCCACGCTGGTGACGACGATCAGCGGCATGGGCCGGAAGGCTTACAGCGAGGCGAATGTGTTTCGCGCCGCGCATCCGACCACGCCACTGTGGAAGGCGCTGGCGATTACGTGGTTCAAAAACCGTCGCGCGACAAAGAGTTATCAAAATAGCGATAACTCACCAAGTACAAGGTCTGCATCGTCAAGTAACCACCGGAACGCTGCGCCATCGCCCTCAATTCGGGACGAAAAAATTAACACGGCGGTGTCCGGACAAGAAAAAGCTGCGAGCGTTCAACCGGGTAGTCCCGCGGCAATCGAGAAACGCCGCGGTCTTCCGATGTCGGGCTACATGGTCCCGAAGGATTCCGGCGATCTCAAAACAGCCTCCGGCAAGTTGATCGAGAACATCACGCATCGACCGGTAAATCCGATTGCGATCAGCCAGCAGCGGCCGCCGGTGGTGGATAGCGGCAAGACTGACGGCCGCCCGAAACTGAATGGCTGGATTCCTGGGCGCTTTCTGCTGCGCTGCTCCGGCTGCGACGAGAAATACCAAGGCGACCGCAAGTCGCGTTCCTGCGCCGATTGCGCCTATGGGTGCAGAGAGGCGGTGACGGCATGACCCTCAAGGGCGTCTATCCCCATCGCAGCGCGCATGGCTTTTTCTTCGAATGTCCCGGATGCGGGATCGATCTCGCGGATGATCATCACGTCCATGCCGATGAGTGCCCGTGTCGCGCGAAGGCGTCTGACGCGAAAGGCCTTACGCCACGCCAGGTTCTTGCCAAGGCGATGCAGGAGCGGCTCAAGGGCGACTATGGGCATGATCTGCCGGAGATCGACTTTTACGATGAGGCCGACGAAGCGATCGGAGCGTTGCTTGACGCCGGCTTCATGATTGTGGAGGTGACGCCGCGATGACGCGCGCCGGAGATCGCCAGCCTCTGGTCTCCGACCTGCGGCGCATCTGTGCGGAGATGGATCCTCCGATCGAGCTTCTACCGACGCATGTGCGGAAGAGGCCCGGGCAAGCCCAGACCCACGCCGCAGGGGCCATGCAGGACGTTTTAGCGGCCCGTGGGGAGGCGCACCTTCGTTTCGTGCTGGTCACCATCGTCGAGTCGGAGAACAACCGTAACGCGCTCTATGGCCCGCTGATCTGGGCGATATCGGATCGGGTTATTGCCAACCCGGAATGGGCCGACACCGGATCGAAATGGCTGGAAGCATTCGACCGGATCGACCTCAACGAAGTCTGGGACAGGGCGAGGGCCTGCGGTGGAGCGACACCCCGTCGGCACGCCGCTTCGACCATCCTACATGAACTGCTGCGGCCGATCTTCGCCGACGCCGAGCAAGGGAGACTGCTGTGATTTGGACCGCTGATCTGATCAAGGCGCGTTTTGTCGAAGCGGCCGATACTGAGCGGCGGCTGCCGGCGGCGCGCATCTCCCCATCCGTCGCGTCGGGATGGTGGCCGGAGTTCAAGTACAGCGTCGCTGACATGAACGGCTGGGGCGGCAGGCGGCTATCCGAACACCGCGAGCAGTTCTGGGCAAACGCTCGGCTCGCGCCGTCCGCCGGCGCCGTGTCACGGCACGAGGAAGTCTTGACCTGGACGGCCGATCACATCCACGATGAGGCGCGTCGACGTTTGGCGTGGCTGTGGGCGTTTTGCACGGCCGCTGATCGCGATTTCAGCGCGGCGCTCCGGAGCAAGGGCATTGCGCGCAGCACGGCCTATGACCGCCTGAACAAACTCTGGGCGCGTTTGGAGCGCGATTTTCGTAACGCGACGGTACCCTTGCGCTTTCCGGACGATAAATGGGTTGGACACGAACCCCATAGATCGAAGATAGTCTGTGGCATCATCGGGCGTGAAAGCGACAACGCTCCGCCGGTTTCCCGAACACACTGGAAAGACGACGAAGCGACCGAGGATCGTCCCGATCTTCGCGACTTCTCATGGGCTCAGAAGCAGGCTGCCAGGGAAGCGAAGCGGCGGAAGGCGCTAGGGATGAGCCGACCTTAGATGCGGGTCGTCAATTGTCACGTTGGGGAACGTGTTATCGGTCAGGAACTTGCGGGCAGCAGGTCCTATTTGTTCGACCAGTGAGTTGGCTCGCTTTTCGATATCGCGCCCCATGGACATTGCTTGGTCAATGAGAGTTTCGAGTTCGATTAGATAGGGTTGGAGCTGCTGTAGCTGGGCTTTACTCAATTCTGCTGAAAGGACATGGCCGGAGGCGCTGGAAATCGTAACCTTATCTTTCAAATCGAGCCGCATTCGGCTGTAAGTGGATATGGCGGTTGAAAATTCCTTGTGGCGCATGCTGATTTCCACCAGGCCATGGACGAGATCGAACTCCTTCGCCTCTACAAGAGGCTCAAGTTCTTCGATTGGGAATTCGATAGTTTCGAACGATCCAACGATCGATGTTATCCGAGCGTGTTTCGGCCAGCCGGTGCGGCCGGCAGCGTTCGCTTCCGCGAGCATGTTGTCGATTACTCTCATCGTGCTGGCGACGTCGCTGGCTAGAATGCTTGCTCTGGTTTGAAGCCTTAGGAGGGCGCTTTTCTGGTTCCGCTTGCGTTGTTTCAATTCGCGCGCTTCAATCGCCGCATTGCTTTGTTTTGCGAGTACGAATGCCACCGTGGCGCTGATGGCGCCGCCCACGATCGTGCTCGCAAATGGAATTAGAATCTCAACCATTGCCGCTCCTCAATGAAACCGGGCAGCAGCCTTAACTGCTACCCGGAAGTCGTTACTTAGACGGCTTTTTGATTGTCTCAACGACGTGAGTTTTGGGCTTCGCCTTGGCGGTTGAGACCTTGGTGAATCGCCCGTTCACGGCGGATCGACCTATTTTGGTAGTCTTGGCCATTGCTGACACACCTCCTTTCTCGGGGAATGCCCCGCGTCACAGGCACCCGCCGGATTGGAGTAAGACGCTACCGGCGCCAGTCTAGCCGGGGCGCGAAGCGTCAAGAAAGTTAGCCTTTCGTATCGAGGGTGTTGTTGATGTCTCGCTTCCTGCTCGGTGCGATGGTGCTCATCGTCGCTGGCCTCGCTTCCTATGGCTTGGCGACTGCCGGAGAGCCTCAGTCAGTCTGGTTGTGGTGCACCATCTTGAAAGCTTGCTGATGCCGGCGAGGCCCCGGCTCAAGACCATCAAACCTCTGGTGTCGAAGCTACCGCCTCGGCTCGGGTATCACCCCGGCAATGAGCGGGAGCGCTCGCTACACCGGGACGCCGCCCAGCCATGGCGCGCCTGGTACAAGACATCACGCTGGCAGCGTCTTCGTTGGAAGGTGCTCGTCCGCGACCTGTTCGCCTGTCAGATGTGCGGCCGGATCGAGCCGGACACCTCCAAGCTGGTGGCCGACCACGTCATCCCACACCGAGGCGACGAGGCCATGTTCTGGGACGAGGGCAACCTGCAGTGCCTCTGCAAGCCATGCCACGACAAGGTGAAACAGAGCCAGGAGCGACGTTATGAGCCGTAATGGCCAAGCCTACATCGACATTGAACACGGAATCCTAGTTCAGGTGATCGGTCTGCTGCCATCGACCTATCGCATTGTCGGATCAGGTGCCTCGCCAAGTTCGGGCGTGGTCCGTCTGGTCCTTGAAAGTGAAGACATCGCCCCGGACCCGATCTCTGCCCTGACCTGCGAAGTTCGCGACGTGAGGAGTACGAGAACGGTCCGGATGATGCCATGCAGCATCCCCGGGCCAGCTATGGCGGCCTGAAGGGAGGGGGAGGGTCAAAGTCTGGAAGGTTGTCACGCTAGACCCGCGCCCCCCTCACTGACAGATTTTTTTCTTCGATCCGGAATTTCTGGTGATTTTCTGACATGACCGAAAATCGGACGCCTCCGGGCAAGCGAGGCCGACCTGCCTATCGCCCGACGCTGGAGGATCGGCAGACCGTCGAGCAGATGAGGTTCTGCGGTGAGAGCGACGCGACAATCGCCCGTGCGTTGTCGATCGACCCGGATACGCTGCGCAAGCACTTCGTCGACGAACTGGCGGACGGCCATGCCCAGCGCCGCAAGGAGGTCATCGGGATGCTGTTCAAGTCGGCTCGGGGCGGCAACGTGGCGGCGCAGAAGAAGCTCGAGGAGATGGGGCGGGTGAGCGGTGCGGCCGAAGCATTGAAGGGCCGCGAGAAGAAGCAGCCCAAGCTCGGCAAGAAAGAGGAGCAGAAGCTGGCCGCGGCGAATGTCGGAGGCAAGTTCGCTCCGCCGAGCCCGCCGAAGTTGGTGGTCGATAATCGGTGATGCCTGCTTGGACGACGGCTTGCCCGGATTGGGAGAGCCGAATTGTCGAGCGGCGATCGCTGATCCCGTTCGATCCGCTCTTCCCGGACGAGGCTGAGGCGGCGCTGAACGTCTTCAAGTCGCTGCGCATCGTCGACGTCGCGGGCCAGCCAACGTTTGGGGAAGCGTGCGAGGAGTACGTCTTCGATTTCGTCAGGGCTGTATTCGGCAGCTACGACGCCGAGGCAGGCCAGCGGCTGATCGAGGAGTTCTTCCTGCTGATCAGCAAAAAGAACATCAAGAGCACCCTTGCGGCCGGCATCATGCTGACCGCGCTGATCCGAAACTGGAGGCAGTCGCAGGAACTGACGATCCTGGCACCAACGCAAGAAGTGGCGGGAAACTCGTTCAACCCGGCGGCCGATATGGTCGACGTGGACGATGAGTTGCGGGACCTGCTGCACGTCAATCGCAATACGAAGCAGATCACGCACCGCCGGACCAATGCGGTGTTGAAGGTGGTTTCGGCGGATTCGACGACGTCCGCGGGCAAGAAGTCGGGGTTTATCCTGATCGAGGAGTTGTGGCTGTTCGGCAAGAAATCGAACGCCTCGGCCATGTTGCAGGAGGCCACCGGTGGACTGATCTCGAGGCCGGAGGGCTTCGTCATCTACATTTCGACGCAATCGGACACGCCGCCCGCCGGTGTGTTTAAGGAGAAGCTGGACTACTTTCGTGACGTTCGCGACGGGAAGATCGACGATCCGCGCAGTCTGCCGGTGCTGTACGAATTTCCGCAGGCGATGATCCAGAGCAAGGATTACCTGAAGTCTGAGAACTTCTACGTCACCAACCCCAACATGGGTCGATCGGTCCGCAAAGAATGGCTGGTTCGCAAGCTGGCTCGAGTTCGATCCGGTGAAGACGAGGAAGGCGATACGATCCAGACGTTTCTAGCCAAGCACCTGAACGTCGAGATCGGTATGAATCTGCGGGCCAACCGCTGGCCCGGCGCCGACTTCTGGCCGCTCCGCGTGGAGCCGGGCCTGACACTCGAGGGACTGCTCGCACAGTCCGAAGTCGTGGTGGTCGGCATCGACGGTGGCGGTCTCGACGATCTGTTCGGCTTGGCTGTGGTCGGACGGAAGAGGGAAACGCGCGATTGGCTGGCATGGACGCACGCGTGGTGCCACCGGGGAGTGCTCAAGCGGCGCAAGTCGATTTCGGCAAAGCTGGAAGACTTCGCACGCGCCGAGGAATTGACCATCGTCGACGACGAACTGGATGATATTTCAGCCATCGTCGAGATCATCGATGACATCAACAAGCGCGGACTTCTCGCCTGTGTTGCGGTAGATCCTGCCGGCCTTGGCGAGATGATCGAAGCGTTGGCCGAGATCGGCGTGACGCAAGAAGCAAACAACCTCATCGGCGCGCCTCAGGGCTACGCCATGATGAACGCGATCAAGACGGCCGAGCGCAAGCTGGCCAACGGAACGCTGCGGCATAGCGAATCGAAGCTGATGGCGTGGTGCGTCTCGAACCTGAAGATAGAACCAACGGCCACGGCCATTCGCGCGACGAAGCAGAACGCTGGTGACGGAAAGATCGACCCGGTGATGGCGCTGTTCGATGCGGTGACGGTGATGAGCCGCAATCCGGAGCCGCAACTTCCGCAGACATCCCCTTGGGATGATCCGAATTTCAGTTTGGTGGGCGCATGAAGCTCGGGATAGAAATCAGCCGCTCACCGGTGGAGACGCGCTCGGGAAGCATCGAAAACCCCGGCGTTCCGGTATCGCAGACGGCCGAGTTCATGGCGTTCTTCGGAATGGATTCGGTGCGGCTGCCGAACGTCACGCCCGATAGCGCGTTGACCGTCCCGGCAGTTGCTTGCGCCGTGGCCTTCCTGTCGCGAACGCTGGCTGCGGTGCCGCTTCACGCCTATCGCGGAACGAAAGATGGGCCAGTGCGGCTAACCGGCAAGACGGCCGTCACCATCCATGAGAATCCGAATGATCTCATGGATACGTTCAAGTTTCGTCAGTATTTCTGGCAGCAGGTGTTCACCGGAGGTCGCGGCCTCGCATGGATCGAGCGCAACGGCGCCGTGATCGAAGCGCTGTGGCCGATGGACCCGCGAAAGGTGACCATCCGGCGCCGGGGCTTCGAACTCACGTACAAGTACGACGGGAAGGATTATCCGGCCGCCGACGTCATCGACGTGCCGTTCATGCTGAAGGCTGACCAGACCAGTCACTATGGACCGATCAAGCTGGCGGCAAAAGCGATCCAGCTTGCGCTGGCGATGAACGACTACGGCAGCACGTTCTTCGCCGGTGGTGGCGTCCCGCCGTTGTCGCTTGAGGGACCGATACCGCAGGGCGCGCCGGCGCTGGAGCGTGCCATGGGCGACGTTCAGCGCGCTATCGACCAAGCGCGCACGGGCGGCAAGCCGATCGTGCCAATCCCTCCCGGCCACAAGCTGGCGCCGATCGGTCTCGATCCTGAAAAGGGTCAGATGACCGGCGCGCGGCTATTCCAGATTCAGGAATTTGCCCGCATCTGGCAGCTTCCGCCGGTGTTTCTTCATGATCTGTCGAAAGGCACGCTCAACAACGTCGAGCAGCAGGATATCAACCTCGTCAAGCACCTGATCGGCCAATGGGCCAAGGCGCTGGAAGGTGAGATGAACCTCAAGCTGTTCGGCCGATTCAACGGCAATCGCTATGTCGAGCACAACCTCGACGGTCTGATGCGCGGCGATCTCAAGTCTCGGATCGAAGCCATCGCGCGGGCCATTCAGACGGCTCAGCTTACGCCGAACGAGGCGCGGGCTCTCGACAATCGGCCGAAGCATCCGAACCCGGCCGCAGATGAGTTGCTGGTGCAGGGTGCCACCGTGGTGTTGGGCCAGAGCCCCGTGGCGGGTGCTCCCGCTGCGGACGGCGCCGAGGCCGAGCCGCCGACACAAGATGACGCCGATCAATCGGACGCAAACGACGAAACACCTCCGAAGGATGAGGACGATGAGCAAGACGACGACGCCGGAGTTTGAACACCGCGCGCTGGTGCGGCGCGTCGAACGCCGTGAGGCGAACGGCGTCACGACCGTTGCCGGATATGCCGCTGTGTTTGGCGAGGTTGCCGATATCAACGGCTACTTTCAGGAGGTGATCGCGCGGGGCGCGTTCACGGAAACGCTGCGGACTGCAGACGTCCGCGCCTACTATGATCATGATCGTGGCCGCGTGCTCGGACGTAGTTCTGTCGGAACGTTGCGGCTGCGCGAGGACAATAAGGGCCTCTATGTCGAGATCGACCTTCCAGACACGTCGGACGGTCGCGATGTCCTGGTGCTGATCGAGCGCGGTGACGTCAGCGGCATGTCGTTCGGCTTCTCGGTGCTGCGGCAGGAGTGGGACGAGACCGTCGATCCGCCCAAGCGCACCATCCTTGAGGTCGAGTTGTCCGAGGTCAGCATCGTTTCGAATCCAGCGTATGACGGCACCTCGATCGCGCTCCGCTCGCTGGATGAGGCGCGGAAAGAACGTCGTCAGCAGAATTTCAACGCCGCCGCACGTCGCGTCGGCATGAAGGTTTCCATCGACCTGCGCACGCGGGCGATGAGTAAAGCCTAGGCCGCCGAGCCGAAGCCCAAATCATTTCACATCGACGAAAGGTTAAACCGATGACTCGGAAAATGTGCTTGTTTGCCGCCGCATTGGCGGTCGTCGCCGTCTGCGGCGTTGTTCTTATGTCACCCGATGCTGTGGCCGCTGTGCTGCCGCACGCGCAGGGGCATGAGCTTTTCTCCACGATCATGGCCAATGCGCCGGTGCTCGCTGGCGTTGCTTCGAACAGCCGGATCAAGGATCTGCGCCAGCGTCAGGAGAAGATCGTTTCCGAAGCCCGCGAACGTCTCGACCAGATCAACGCGACGACCGACGAGGCGCGCGCGAAAGAACTGGAAACCCAGCATGACGCCGCCATGACGGAATATGATCGTCTCGGTGTGCAGATCGAGCGCGAGGAACGTGTTGCGTCGCTTGAGCAGCGGGCATCCGAAGAGCGCGCCAAGCGCCGTCCGGTGCCGGGCGATACCGAGGCGTCGGGGCAGGATGCGGGCGAGGCCGTCGACTATCGCCACGCCTTCCATCGCTACGTGCAGGAGCGCGGCGATCTGTCGGCGCTGTCGGCGGAGGAGCGCGCTGCCCTGCAGGGTGGCGTGACCAAGGTGGAAACCCGCACGCAGGCCACCACAAGCGGCGGCTCTGGCGGCTACACCGTGCCGACCGAACTCAGCGATCAGATCATCAAGTCGATGAAGGCTTGGGGTCCGATGTACGACGAGAACCTCTGCACGGTGATGAACACCAGTTCCGGCAACCCGATCGACATTCCGACGATCGACGACACCGGCGTGGCGGTCGCCAAGCACACCGAGGGCGGCGCGGTTACCGACGACGGCGGCTCCGATGCCACCTTCGACAAGAAGACGCTGAATGCCTACGCCTACGACACCGAATGGGTGAAGTTCTCGTGGGAGCTGGCGCAGGACTCGATCTTCAACTTCGAAACCCTGCTTGGCGATCTGCTCGGCCAGCGTCTCGGCCGTCGGGCCAATACCGAACTGACCACGGGTGATGGCACCGGCGATCCGAATGGCATCGTCACTGCCTCCACGCTCGGCAAGACCGCCGCCGCCACGGCCGCCATCACCTGGGACGAGATTATCGACCTCGAACACTCGGTTGACCCGGCTTACCGGGCCTCTCCGAAGGCGCGGTATATGTTCAACGACACCACGCTGTCGGCCGTTCGCAAGCTGAAGGACGGCAATGGCAACTACCTGTGGCAGGCGGGCGACGTGCAGAAGGGCGTCCCCGGCAGCTTCAATGGCCGGCCCTACAGCATCAACCAAGCCATGGACTCTCTGGCTGCGGCGAAGAAGGTCATGCTGTTCGGCGACTTCTCGAAGTACTTCGTCCGCAAGGTCGGCGGCATCGTGATGTTCGTCGCCCGCGAGCGGTTTGCGCCGGACATCGGTTTGCTCGGCCTGATCCGGCTGGATGGCGAACTCGGCGACACCGCCGCCGTCAAGCACCTCATCACGGCCGCTTCGTAGTCGCGATCGGTGGGCGCCTTCGGGCGCTCACCTCCACCTTGGAGTGTTTCATGAAGATTCGGATGCTGGTGAGTATCGCTGGTGCGGACTTTGCATTGAGTGCCGGCGACGAAACCGAACGTTTCGGCGACGGGGAAGCCGTCCGCCTAGTTGAGGCCGGCTCGGCTGTGCCCGTCTCTGAAGAGACGATCGAGCGCACCGTCAAGGCCGACGCGCGCGAATTCCGCAAAGGAAAGCGGAACTGATGTGGTATCCGGCCTCCGTCACCACGGCGCCATCCGCCGAGCCCGTCACTGTTGATGAGGTTAAGGCGCAGGCAATCATTGACGACAGCGACAATGATGAGTTTATCAAGCGTCTGATTGGCGCAGCGCGCTCGCACGTCGAGGCCTACTGCAACACCGTCCTGGCCGAGCGGATCGTCTCGGTGCGATGCGATGCTTTCTCCGATTTCGCCCGGTTGCCGATCGCGCCGGTGCAGGAAATCGAATCCATCAGCTACATCGATCGAGCGGGTGACGCGCAGATGCTGCCGGACACCGTTTATGAGCTGCAAGCCGACGATTTTGAATCCTCCATTGTCTTGAAGGCTGGGCAGCGTTGGCCGGATCGGCTTCAGGGCTCGCGGGTCACCGTATCGGCTTTGATCGGCTACGAAGAAGTGCCGCCGGCCATCATCCACGCCATGCTGATCTGGATCGCCGACAGCTACGAGAACCGCGAGATTGAAACGTCCGCAGGCTTTACGGCCTTCGACGCGTTGCTGTGTAATTTCCGCCGGGGCGTCTGATGGCTGAGATCAAGGCTGGCGACCTCAAATACCGCGTCCATTGTCAGAAGCGCGTCGGCCGCGACGATGGCATGGGCAATACCGTGGCCGAATTTGCAACCGAGTTCACGGTGCGCGCCGCATATCACCACCTGCGCGGCGGCGAAACCGTTATGGCCTCGCGGCTGGAGAACCGCCATCCGGTGCTGATCACGGTGCGCGTGTCCAGCCAGACCCGACAGATCAATTCCGATTGGCGCTTGGTCGACGCGCGCGACGACACCGAACTCGCCGTCCGCGATGTCACCGCCGAGACCGATCGACAATTCATCACCTTCCTTTGTGAGAGCGGCGTCGCCGCATAACCTGGAGCTTCATCATGGCTGATCTCGTGATTACGGCAGCAAGTGTCCTGGCTGGTTCCAATATGATGCGCGACAGCGGCACGGCTGGTGAAACCATCACAGCGGGGCAGGCGGTCTATCGTTCATCCACCACCAACAAGTGGATGCTGGCCGATAGCGACTCGGCTACGGCCGAGGCGAAGAAGGCGACCGGTATTGCTTTGAACGGCGCGGCTCTCAATCAGCCGCTCACGGTGCTGAAATCCGGCGATATCACCATCGGCGCCGCGCTCACCGCGGGCACCGCCTATTACCTCAGCAACACGCCCGGCGGCATCTGTCCGGTTGCCGACGTTGGCGCCGGCGAGGATGTCTGCCTGCTCGGGCTCGCCAAGTCCACCACGGTGCTAGCGGTCGCGATCCAGTCGCCGGGCGTGACGCTGTAGGTGGGACTATTTGTCTTTTGACGGCTTCTTGAAACGCTGAAGAATGTAGTTCTCGGGCGCGCTGATCTTGCGGGATAGCACCAGCTTCGCGACTGCATCGAAGCACGCGAGACGCTCGTTGGTGTCGTTGGTGATGCCGGCGCAGGTGAGAACATCATCATCAGTTGCCGCGATCGTCGGCGTTGAGAGTGTCGCGGCGATGATGGCTGCGAGCAGGGAGCGTTTCATATGAAGACCATGAAAATGAACAAGGATTTCTCCCATCGTGCCGCAGCGCGAGTATTTGTGCAATATCTCGCAGACCGCACCTATGATCGCGTTCCAGAGGCGGCGGTCAGAGCAATCATCGCCTCAAGTGCCGGCGAGATTGTAAATCCGGCGGCTCAAGATGAGTGACCCGAGCCTACCGCTCCAGAAGGCGCTTGTCGCCGCGCTTAAAGTTGCCGGCGCGCTGCCTGAGGTCGTTGGCAGGCGCGTCTATGACGATGTGGACGCTTCGGCGCCGTTTCCATATGTCACGCTGGGTCCGACGCAAGTGCTACCCGACAAGGCTGGCTGCATCGACGGCTCCGAAGTCTTTCAGCAAATCGATGTTTGGTCCCGCGGCGTGGGCTTTCCAGAATGTAAGGCGATCGCCCAAGCGATCGTGTCGAAACTCGATGACGCCGAGCTTACTGTGGATGGCTACGCGGTCATCGTCTTCGAGCATCAGGACACGCGCTATCTGCGCGACCCTGACGGTCTCACAAAGCACGCGGCCATCACTTTCCGATCTCTTCTCCAACCCATCTAGAAGCGCTCCGGCGCATCCTCAAAGGAGTCTACCATGGCACAACCGACCGTGTTGCCGGGCACCAAGCTGCTGATTCTTGTCGGCGATGGGGCTGATCCGGAAGTCTTTGCAGAACCCTGTGGCCTGACGACGAAGTCGTTCGATCTGGCGGCGTCCACCAATACCACGCTGTTGCCGGATTGCGACAATCCGGAAGCGCCGGCATGGGAAGCGAAGGACGTCAATGCGTTGTCCGCGACCGTAAGCGGCACCGGCGTTATGGCTGTGCAGTCTTTCTCGAAGTGGAACAACTGGTTCATGAGCGCCGCATCGCACAGTCTTCAGATCAAGCTCGACAACAATGCCCTCGGTCACTACGCCGGTACGTTCATTCTGAGTGCATTCAAGCTCGGCGGCACCCGCGGCCAGAAAGTCACCGTCGACGTCACGCTCGTCAACGACGGTGCGGTGACGTGGGTGGACGCCACCTGATGACCAGCAATCCGACTGTCCGGAGATTCCGGACGGAAATGCTGGAATTCGGCGCAATGCTCGGCAAGGGATTGCACGAGCGCACGCTCGCGATGGCCGATGAGCTGATCGCGAATATGCAGGACGTGGCCCCGAAAGATACCGGGACCATGGCGGCCACTATCCGAAAGAAGGATGTGACACGCGGCGGCAATGGTCCGGGCCAATTCCAGGAAGTATCGGTGCTTGTGATCTGCGGCGGTCCGCCGACGACGCGCCGCACGCGTGCCGGTCGCGTCTATGACTACTCGCTGGCGACGGAGTTCGGCACCCAGAAGGAGCCGGCTCACCCGTTCTTCTACGCCACGTATCGAAAGTACCGGAATTTCGGCAACGACCTTTTCGCCGAGACCGTCGAAGAGATGGTGCAGGAGAACAACAAGTTGCGTGAGTTGCGTTCTGACGGGACGACGGCGATGGTCGCGCACCGCGGCGCGCTTCTGAATACCACGGGGATCAAATGAGCGCCGATGGGTCGATTGAGTTGATGTGGGCGGGGGAGGAGCGCCGCTTCCGTATCGGGATCGGAGAGTTTCGAGCCTTGCAGGAGGCGGTTAACGCTCGTCGAGTGTTGATTTCCGCGCCGTTGGTTGGCCCTGCGACATTGCTCCAGATGCTGCGAACGAACGACGCCTGGCCGGATGATGTCAGGGACGTTCTGAAAGCAGGGCTTGTCGGCGGCGGCGCAACCCTGACCGAGGCGGCGCGGCTCCTCATGCGTCAGTTCGACGGACAGCCCCTCCTTGAGCATACGAAGACAGCCTTTCTGATTTTGCTCGCAGGGCTGGTCGGCGTGCCGGAAGATGAGCCCGGCTCAAAAAAAAAGACGATGACGACGGACGAGACGAGCCGGTCAAATTCTCCGTCATCTACGGAAACGGAAAAGTAATCGGGCTGTCGCCGGCCGAGGTCGACGCCTGTTCGTTCTGGCAGTTCCGCTGCTGCGTGGAAGGCTGGCACAAGGCCAATGGCGGCGAGGAAGTAGTTGAGCCTCCGTCCAATGATGAATTCGATGACATGGTTGCGAGATTGTCCTGATGTCTGACCTTGTGGTCCAGCTTGGCGCGAAACTCGACAAGTTTACGGCCGATATGAATGAAGCTGGCGATATCGCTGATCAAGCTGTGAGCGATATCGAGAGCAAGTTCGCGAGCCTCAACCCGACGATGGGTGGCTTCTCGACGCTTGGTGTTGCGGCGGCCGGCGTGACGGGCATCGTCGGCTCGTTGTTGACGTCGCTGGTGAAGGTCAACGGTGAGCTTGCCGATTTGCAACGCAATGCCGAATACGCGGGCATCACCGCCGAGCGGTTTCAGCGCATCCAGTATGCCGCCGGGCAGGGTGGTGTTACGTCGAAGGAGTCAGCGGAAGATATCCGGAATGTTGCGCGGTTGCTCGCCGACGCCAAGGAAAACGAGAACTCACTGACCCGGATCCTTGAAGCTAATAACATCAAATATAAGGACCGCAACGGTCAGGTCATCAAGCTGAATGATCTTCTGGCGATCGCCGGAGGCCTGCTTAACAAGTTCGATTCCATGCCCGAGAAGGTTAAGGCCGCGCAGATGCTTGGTCTGTCCGAGAGTTGGGTCGAAGCTCTTCGGAACGGCGGCGCCGCGTTTGAAGACGTAGCCGCCAATGCCGACAAAGCGGGGGCGATCATCGACGATGCGACCGTGGCGAAGGCTGCGCTGTTCGACAAAGCGTGGAACCAATCGACAAATAATCTCGCGGCACAGTTCAAATCGGTCGCAGCCGACATCGGCGGGTGGCTCGATGGTCTGATCGACAAGGCGAATGAACTGGCTACAGCGGCGCTGGCTGCGCAGGGTGTGGGCGCGGGGACGGGCCAAGAGAAATTCGACGCCTACGCAGATGCGCTGGATATAGTCCGCAAGGATATGCAGGGCGTCGCTCAAGATGCGGATCAGGTAACCCGCGTCATCGAGCGGATGAAAAATTCCGGGAAGGGCGACCCGGAAATTGTTGCCGGTCTGGAGTTAATCCGCGCGAAGGCGGAACTCGCCAAGCTGATGCTGCAACAGGTGAATGAACAGCAATCGAAGGCGCTTTTTCCGAACGGCGTTCCGTTGCCTGCGGCGCGCCCCGCATCTGCCGATGATGCTAACCCGAACGCGGCCAAGCTGCCGCAGCGCGGGCACGGCGGCGACACGCCAGATGCATTTGACCGGGCGTCGGAGTCGATCGCCAAGCACACGGCCCGGCTGGACGCAGACGCGATCTCGGCGGGGAAGGGTAAGGCGGCGCAGGAGGAACTGCGCGCCGAAACGCAGCTATTCGCGGCAGCCCAGCAGGCCGGTCTTCCGATCACTGACAAGATGCGGGACAAGATTCAGGATCTCGCCCAGGATGCCGGCGAGGCGGCCCAAGCACTTGCGAGGGCCAAGGTTATCTCCGATACGGACTTCGGATTGAAGACGGCGTTCCTGACGCAAGAGGACGCTGATATCGCGCGTCAGCTTCGTGACATTTACGGCAATGATATTCCGGCGGCGCTCAACTCGACAGAAGCGGCGGCAATCCGATCCACCAACGCTCTGCGGACGATCTCGCAGCTCGGGCAGGAAGTGAACCGCAGCTTTCTGACGGACTTCGGACAGCAGATCCGCAATGGTGTATCAGCCTTGGATGCGCTGCGGACCGCCGGCGTCAACGCTCTCGGGCGTATCGCTGACAAATTGATGCAGATGGCGGCGGATGATCTGTGGAAAGCTGCTTTCGGCGGCTCCGGTGGAATTGGTGGCTTTGTGGGGCAATTGTTCAGTGGATTGCCGAAGTTCGCCATGGGCACGAGCAGCGCGCCGGGAGGGTTGGCAATTGTCGGCGAGCGAGGTCCGGAGGTTGTCAATCTGCCGGCCGGGTCGCAGGTCATTCCAAACCACGCGCTTTCTGGCATGCAGGCTATCACGAACCAAAATCAGCGGTCGTCGTTCACCTTTGCGCCGGTCTACAGCATTGACGCCAAGGGCGCCGACAGCGCGGCCGTGAGCCGCCTTGCCGCGAGCCTCGCGGCGGTCAACGCCAGCATCGAGCGGCGTGCGGTTGCTGCTTACAACGAAAACCAGAGGCGTCGCCAGTGACCGCGCTGGAATGGCCTAAGGTGCTGGTGCCGCCGACCGTGGATATTCACTACGACGCGCGGACGATCTCAGGCGGCGTGTCGCTGTCCGGCAAGGAGCAGATCGCCTCGCGCGACTTCGGGATCTGGCGCGCGACGCTGGAGCGGGTGGCGATCCGCCGCCGCGATCAGGTGCTCGCCTGGCGCGCATTGCTGGTCGGGCTCGATGGCCGCGTCGGCACGGTGCTGGTGCCGCTGTTTGACCGTTCGCGGGCGCCGTGGGCTTACGATCAATATGGCCGGCGGCTGGATCCGGCGTTTTCCCGCGACCCGTCGCTCGACGGGACGCAATTCGCCGATGCGGCTGGCCTAGTCGATGGTTTGATTTCGGCAAAGGGGCAGTCGGCCGCCGCAGCACGCGCGGCCTCGATCGACATCAACATCATGAAAGGCTCCATCCCGGAGCCCGGCATGCATTTCTCGATCGGCAATCGGGCCTATCGGATCCGAGCCGTCACCAACGTCGCCGGCACCGTCGTGACCTGCAACATCCGTCCTGGTCTGCGCGAAGCGGTCTCGGCTGGCGCCGTGGTGAATTTCACGTCGCCAGTCTGCGAAATGCGGCTTACGTCGGACGATCAGGGACGTGCGGGGCTCGATATGTGGAAATTCGCCGCGCCCTCGTTCGAGTTCGTCGAGGCCTGATTGTGGGGATCTCGCTGCCGAACGCACTGCAACTGCAACTCGCGGACAAGGTCATCCGCGCGGCTGCCCTGCTGGATTTCGATTTTGTGTCCGGCCGCAAGCGTTACTGGGTCGGGAAGGGCGATCTGGTCGCCGGCGGATATACATGGACCGGCGTCGACACCATCCTGTCGCTCGATCTCGGGCAGTATTCGATCAACGGTGCGGCGGAACAATTCTCGTTGTCGCTGGCTGGCGTTAGCGAGGAGTTCCTGCAGAAAGTCAGGGAAGGTGCTGGCGACGTGCTGGGACGTAGACTGCGCATCTACATTCAGACTCTCGATGAAGACTTTCAGCCGGTCGACGATCCGTTCCTGGTGCGCACGGGCCGGATGCGCGGGCTTCCGCATGAGGCGACGGGCGTGTCGACCTGGACGATCACTCTCGAATGCGAATCCATCTTTGCAGCCCGAGGCCGGCCGCCGGCGACGTATCTGAACACGGTCGAACAGCAGCGCCGCCACGGTCCGAACGCCAAGGGGCTGGAATACCTGCCGTCGCTTCAGAACCGGACGGTGACGTGGCCGAAGTAGCTGTCCTGCTGTCGGCATATCTTCGAGAAGTCGCAGGCACCACCTTCGATTGGCGGTGGCGCAACTGTCACGTCTTCGCGGCCGATTGGGTGTTAACCGCCACGGGTGCCGATGTTGGCGCCGATTTCCGGGGATCGTGCAATTCGCCGCGCAGCGCGGCGCGAGCGATGAGGCGGGCCGGCTTCGATGATCTTGCGGGCTGCACTGCGGCGCGGATGCGACAGGCGGGCTTCGCCGAAGTCGATCCTGCGGCCGTTCAATTGGGTGACGTCGGAATCGTGATGACGATCGGTGAGACGGGGAGGCCGCAACAGACGCTCGCCGTCCGCGCGCTTACCGGTTGGGCTGCCCTGGCGCCGAAGGGCCTGCTGATCGCCAAAGGACGTGCCGAACGTGCGTGGAGTCTAAGGCGTGCCTGAAGCGCTACTCTTAGCACCTGTCGCCGAGGCGGCCGTTGGCGCGGCCTCAATCGACGCCATCGTCACCGGATCGTTTGTCAGCGCCGCGGGCCTGAGCGCCGGCACCTCGATCTTTGCGTCGATCGGCGCCAGCTTTCTCGGCAAGGCAGCGTTTTCGATCGGCATCAGCATCGGCGTCAATTACCTCGCCAGCTTGCTCAAGTCTCAGCCGGTGCAAAAATCGGATAGCACCATCAAGCAGGCGCTGCCGGCGCGGTTTATTGATGTTGGGCGCACCAAGTCGGCTGGCTGCCTGTTCTGGTACGAGAGCCCGTCGCAGTTCTTTTTCGTAGGCAAGATCATCACCTGCGATCGCATTACCGAGATCGAGCAGGTCTGGTTGAACGACACTCTGATGTCGTACACGGGCGCGCTTGAAACAGTCGCGACGTCGACGAACGGTCCGTGGACCGACAACGTCGTGGTTGAGGCACGGCTCGGTACGCTGGACCAGGGCATTTCCGAGCTGCTGGAGAACGGCTTTAATGAGCTGGTGTGGCCCGATGACTACCGGCTGGCAGGCTTGCCCTGGATCGTCTCCCGCTATCAGCAGGTCGACCAGAAGAAGTTTATGGAGAAGTATCCCAACGGCGCGCCGGAAACGGCCGTTGTAGGCAAGATGGTCGGGTGCCCGGATCCTCGCAATCCGGCGCATGATCTGGCCGATCCGCAGACATGGACGTGGACCGACAATGCAGCGTGCGTGATCCTGCGTTATCTAGTCGACGTCGATGGTTGGGGCCTCGATCCCGACGATATCGATATCGCCTCGTTTCAACAGGCGGCGGATGACTGCGATGAAATGGTGTTCACGACGCACGGCGTCGAGAAGCGCTATCGCATCTGGGGACGCTACACGACTTCGCAGGACCGCAGCAGCGTCGTCAAGGCAATGCTGGAAACCTGCGACGGTCGGCTGATCGAGGGACCGGACGGCAAGGCATATCTGTATGTCGGTATTGAGCGGACCCCGACTGTGCCGCTGACGGATGACGATTTTATTTCGATCCGCATTGAACCGTTCGGTGACCCGCTCGATCGCGTCGGCACCATCCAGCCGCGCTGCGTGTTGGAATCGCAGAACTGGCAAGAGCAGCCGGTTCCCCAGGTGTCATTGCCGGGCGTCGACCCGAGCGCGGCCAGCGAGATCGAGGACATGCCGCTGCAATACTGCCCGAGCGAATGGCAGGCCCAGCGGCTTGCGAAGATCAGGCTGCATCAGCTGTCGCCGGAATGGACTGTGACCGGCGTCTGCAACCTTGGCGGATTGCGGAGTTTTGGGGAGCGCGTCGTGCGGCTGGTGCACGCCGAACTCGGCATCGACCAGATATTCGAGGTGACCGGTTACGGCCTCAATCTCACGGATTTTACCTATCCGATCAAGCTGCAGAGTGTCGCGGGCGGCATGTACGACATGACGGCAGATGAGTTGCAGGACATGCCGGAAATTCCCGACCCGCCCTCGGTTGCCGGCCTGCCGGCGCCGAGCAATGTCGCTGCAAAGTACGACAGCGCGTCGCCTCCGAACATCGACGTGACGTGGGACGATGACGTCATCTTCTCCTATGAACTCCAGTACCGCGGCTATGACGCTCTCTCTCCACCGCCAGACAATGAAACGGGTTGGGTGGCTGTAGAAGTGACCGGGACCGGCACGCAAAAGATCACGGACGTGCCGGTCAACGATGTTCATCAGGTGCGAATGCGCACGCTCGGCACCCGGACTACGTCGCTTTGGAGTGCACCAGTTGAGGTTGATGATCCATGAACTGCGAAACCCGCAACGTCACCATTCGCGTCGATGAGCAGTGGAATGAAGCGTTCTGGCTGGTCGAGGGCAATCTGCCGCTCGATCTCACCGGAAAGACGATTGAGCTTTATGTTCGGCCGCGCTTCGACCACGCGACGTTGATCCGCAAACTGTCCACGGCAACCGGCGAAATCGTCATCGATAACGCCACCAAGGGTGCCGCGCATATCTTCGTTACAGCCGCCAGCGTGGCCGCGACGATACCGGTCGGAGTCTGGGACTACTTCATGCGCGTGGTCAATACGTCGGCCGACATCACAGAATGGCGGCGCGGCACGTTGACCGTTCGCGGGGGGAGGGTGACATCGTGAAGCCGGCTCAGATCGATTGGGTTGCATTCAATAATGAGGACTGGGCCGGTGCGATCGGCATCAAGTTCTCTGATGACTCGGCATTCGACTGGTCGCAGTACAGCGCCATCGAAATGCAGGTGAAGGTCGATCAGCTCGCGCCGGAAGCGGAATTGACGCTGACGCTCGGCAGCGGACTGACGGTCCGTGGCGGCGATACCTCGACGCTCGACTTCGCCGCGCCGTTGTCCGCCATCGAAGATCTGCTCGGCACTTATGTCTACGACATTGTCGGGACACATAGCGGCGACGCGACGCTCGTGGTTCGCGGCTCGATCAATGTTTCGCAAGGGGTGACGCGCTGATGTACCCGACCAGGACTGACAACATAGTTGCTTATGCCAAAGGCCCGGCTGGGCCTGCAGGTCCGATCAGTCAGGACGATATCGACGACCTGATCGGCGGCGCGCCTGTCAATGGCAATACGCTAAAAAAGCTCTACGACCTGATCGCCGCGCGGGCGCCGCTGGACGGAGCTGATCTGACGAATGCTAAGGCGACCACACAGGCGCCGGGAAACAATTCAAACCTGTTGGCGACGACGGCGTTTGTTATAGCCGAGATCATCAACCAGATCAGCGAGCACGTCAGTTTTGATTCTCCGGAGTTTACAGGAACTCCGAAGGCGCCGACTGCGACAGCGGATACCAGCTCAACCCAGGTCGCAACGACCGCATTCGTGATCGGGCAGGCGAGTGCGTCGACACCTGCTGCGACCAAGGCGGCCGGGGTGACCGGCACGTCCAAGAAGTATGCGCGTGCCGATCATGCCCATCCCGGCCGTGAATTGCTGACCGCCAACCGTACATATTATGTCCGCAAGGACGGTGCTGACACCAACGATGGTCTTTCCGATACCGTCGGCGGTGCATTTCTGACGATTCAGAAGGCGCTCGATACTGCATGTACGCTGGACCTTTCGATCTACAACGTGACGGTGCAGGTCCGAACTGGAACGTATGCTGAAAAATTGGCGCTACGCGAGTATGTCGGCGCTGGGCCGATCAATATCGTTGGCGATGCCGCGACGCCTTCAAACGTCACGATTAGCGCAACGTCCGGAGCGTGCTTCTCTGGCAATGGCCATCGGCTCTATACGTTGAATGGCTTCAAGCTCCAGACGACGTCCAGCGGCGAAGGTATCCAGCTCTCTCGCGGCGCAAGCCTGAATTACCAGAACATCGATTTCGGCTCGACGGTCTATTCGCACATCTATGTTGCAAGCGGTGCCGTCGCGCAGATGGTCGGGCCATGCACGATCTCTGGCGGGGCCCCCACGCACATTAACCTGACCGCTGGTGGCTATCTGAACGTTTCCGGCCGGACGTTTACGATTACCGGAACTCCGGCGTTTAGCTCAGCCTTCGCGCTTGTCGACAGTCCGGCGCTGCTGTTTGCGGCTGGCAACACGTTCGCCGGTTCGGCGACAGGCAAGCGATATGACGCGTCGCTGGGTGGCGTGATCAACACAGCAGGCGGTGGCGCGAACTATTTTCCCGGAAATTCTGCGGGCGCGGCGACGACCGGCCAGTACGCATAGTCCAAGGAGATACCATGAACGACCAAACTTTGATCCGGACGCTGGCGCGGGGGCCACGCGGTCCGATCGGTCGCGCCCCGATTCCGAAGTGGACCAATGAATATTATTTGTCGTTCGTCGACGATGATGGAGTGCAGGTTGGCCCTAGTCCGAAGAACCTGCTGGGTCCGCAGGGACCGGTTGGTGATGCGCAGGTGTTCAAGACCCGCGCGCAGGCAATGGCCAGTAGCATCAACTCGGAACTCGCGGCGATTCTGATCCTTCGCTACAGCGACGATCAGCCGATCGCGCCGGTTTGGTATCAGCCGGGCACGGCAAGCGGCCCTCTCGCATTTCAGGACGTAAACGGGTTTTGGTGGGAAATCATCGACACGTCGACATCGGCTGCGGCGGCGCAGACGCAACAGGTAATGGATCGCCTGCGTCGTGGGCTTGATGTAGATATCTTCGTGGTCAGCGACAGCACCGGTTTTGGCACAGAGCGCTGGCCGCACCAGTTGGCGATTTTGCTCGCAGCAGATAATCCGGCCTATACGGTTCGAAGTCGACACTGGAACGTGGACATAGATAACTTTGATAGTCCTATCGCAATTCAGACAGGAACCGGCGCCGCCATACTGACCGTCTGGAATTATGCAATCTCTGGCTCTGTTGCGTTTCGTCCTCTGGGAGCCGACCTACTCGGCGCGGTGCGTCCTGGCACACTAGGCGGTCGGGATGCCGATCTCGTCTTCGTGAATTACGGTCACAACGGCGGTGATCAGCTTGAGCGGCAACTCGGCATGGAGGCGGCGTGCATCGGTACGATCGGTCGTCTCCTGCCCCTGACGCCGATCATTGTCATCGGTCAGAATCCATCGCGCCTGAACGACGCGATGCGAGACAAGGTGCGCGCATGGCAGCATCTTGTGTCTGCGGCGAGCACCGGATTCATCAATGTCTTTGAGTATTTCGAAGACTATGCAATCCCCACAGCGGATTTTTATTATGATGACGTCCATCCCAACGCGGCTGGTTCGCTGCTGTGGGCGCGATGTGTCCATCGGGCATTCCAGTATCAGCCAGACGCCGCGCGCAGTGCCGGCGTCTCGTTTTACAATCGCGGCATCATCAAGGTGCTGTCGACCTATGATGAGTTGAATACTGGCGTCGCGAGCAACGTTACGAAGTCGAAGGACGTATCCTCCGGCGCATGGGAGACTGACGGCGAGGGGTTAAAAATTACCGGTGACGGCGTATCCTCAGGTGGCTTCGTCAGTTGGACGCTGATCGACAGCGCAAACATCGTGCCCTATCGCGGCCGTTGGCTGACGGCGACGGCATTTGTTCGTGTTGCAGACGATGCGATCACATCGCTTGGTCGCGTCTCACTCTATGATGGTGTCGTTGTATCGCCGCCGACGTCGACGCCACCGGTTGAGAACCAGAGCGGCAACCGCTTCATCGGAATTCCGATATCGATCAAGGTCGACGATGCCGCTACTTTCGTGCGCCTCGATATCTATGCGGCGCAGAGTGGTGTGCCGACATCCGAGAGCTTCAATGTCGATCGCATTATTCTGGCTGACGGTCCGCTGCCGCGTGATAGCGCGCGAGCGTTCAAGCAGGATTTCGGAACGGTTGTCACCAACGGCAATGGCGTCGCCATCAAGCATCCGAATGGCGATATGGTTTGCCGGAAAACGATCTCGGTGACGGCGCCGATCAACACCGCCTGGGGCTCGTTGTTCCGAAGCGGCGATCTTGCGGTCGGTGCTTGGGCGGACACGTTCTTGACGCTTGATCACGTCACCATCTCGGCGGCCGCCGGCACGCCGCTTGGCGTCGCGCCGTTCGGTAAGGGCAGCACGACGGCGGGGCCGGGCTTTTGGCTTTGGTATGCGTCTTCGCTCAGCTCCTCGTCATATGATGTGACTGTCGAAGGTAAGGGGCGCTGGAAATAGGGCGTCTGAGCCCGGTTTGCCTTCTGAGTTGCAACCTTCCCGGACGTGTGCAAAATGCGCGTTTTCACACGTCCGGGGTCTAGATGGTTGCCGCGACCGAGCATTGCGCGTGTCCCTACTGCGGAAGCGAGCGGAACACGCTTTGGGCCACGGAACGTGGCTTTAAGATGGTCAAATGTGAGTGCGACTATCTGTTTGTTAACCCGCGCCCAACCGCGGCAGAGCGCGATAAAGCTACGCAACTCGGTGCCCATGGTGCGGCTGATGATATGGACATCAGCGAGCACTACGTTCCAAAAAAGACCGATCTTTACAAAAAGGTCTTTGCCGAATGTATGCCGGACGTTTGGGCTTCCGTGACGCCGCTGACTTGGCTCGATATCGGGGCGGGCTACGGTGAGGTGGTTGACGCAGTTTCCGCATTGGCACCGAAGGGCAGTAAAGTGACCGGCCTAGAGCCGATGCGTGTCAAAGCCGCTGCGGCTCAAAAACGAGGGCTGAATGTCATCGCTTCTTACATCGAGCCGAGCATTGGGAAGTTCGAGTATGCCTCGCTGATCAATGTGTTCTCACACATCAACGACTTCGACGGTTTTCTGCAACAGATTTCATCGGTGCTGACGGACCGGGGCGAACTGCTGCTAGAGACTGGCGTCATGGAGGGCCTCAAGTCGCGCAACGATTTTCCCGGTGATTTGGGTCTGCCGGATCACGTTGCCTTCGCCTGCACAAAGCACTTGAGAGGGTTCCTTGAGCGAAACGGATTCGAATTCATATCTGCGCATCCGGCGTCGATCGACGGCTATGTTTACACCATCAAAAACGTCGTCAAGAAGATGATCGGGCGGCCAGTTATTGTGAAGTGGCCGTACTCGTCGCCCTATCGGACGGTTCGCGTGCGAGCGCGGAAAATAGCTCAATAGTTCATGCGCATCGCCCACCTTTGTCTTTCCAATTGGTACATCGACGGTTTGGCGTACCAGGAGAATGAGCTGATCCGACAGCACGTCTCGGATGGGCACGAAGTCTTGGTGCTGGCCTCAACGGAGGTGCAGAAACAAGGGCGATTAGAATACACTTCGCCGGGTTCTTTTACGGGGCCAGAGGGCGCGAAGGTTATTCGCCTTCCATATCGATCATTGCCGCGCAAGCTGGCGGCAAAGGCGCGGTCGTATCCGGGGGTTTACGAGCATCTGTCGGCCTTCCGACCGGACGCAATTCTGTTCCACGGCACATGCGCGTGGGAGGTGATGACGGCGGCAAGATACGCGCGGGAAAACCCGGATGTGCTGTTTTACATTGATAGCCATGAGGATCACTACAACAGCGCTCGCAACTTCATCTCACGGGAAATTCTCCATCGTAGATTTTACCGGTACTGCCTTCAAAGAGCCTTGCCGGCCGCCCGAAAGGTGCTCTGCGTTTCGACCGAGACGATGGATTTCTGTGAGAGAACCTATGATGTCCCTCGCGGGCAACTTGAGTTTTACCCGCTCGGTGGCCGCCCGATATCTGACGTCGAGTATACGGAACGACGGCGTCGAGGGCGCAGCGCGCTAGGCGTAGCTGCCGATGACATTGTCTTTGTTCAGTCCGGCAAACAGACGGTCAGAAAGAAGCTCATAGAGTCGCTTGAGGCGTTTTCCAAAGCGGCGCCGCCGAATGCCAAGTTATTCATCATCGGGTCAATTGCTGACGATATTCGAGAACCGGCGATGAAATTGCTGGATGCCACGCCAAACGCGCAGTTCATCGGATGGAAATCACCAGAGGAAGTGACCGACATTCTTTGTGCGTGCGACGTCTATCTGCAACCAGGTACGCAGTCGGTTACGATGCAGAACAGCCTATGCTGTCGGTGTGCGGTCATCTTGGACGATGTCCCGTCCCATAGCGTCTACGTGAAGGGCAATGGTTGGCTGATCAACGACCGTGTCTCGTTGGAGCGAGCGATATCGGAATGCGGAACCGCTGACCTAGCTGCAAAGGGCGCTGCGTCGTATGAGATCGCGACGACGATGCTCGACTACGAACTGCTGAGCAAGCGAATCCTGCACCGCTAATTCTGTTTTGCTTTAGTAGTGACCGGCCGTTGGTCTGGCGGGTACAGCCCATCGGGATCATCAACCACCAGAAACCGAGCCCCCATGATTTCTGCGATGGAGACGGCGTCAACGAACGCCTCATCAATGTTGAGCGGCTTTTGTGGCGGCTCCGACATCGCTCCCGTGTCGAGATAGCCGACCGTCTTGTTCTGGCTAAAGCGGACGCGGAATACCATCGTCCGCCCGCTTTCATGTCCATCTGAAGTGTCGACGATCTGAATCGGCAAGTTGGATTCCGCGCGGCTGTGACGTTCGCTCCGAACCTATCGTCGCATCGTTTCTGAGTAAACCGCTGAAACTTCCCCACCTCCAATTCAGAGGACGAGAACCTATGGCCTCTGAAAGTACTGCACGACGCTATCGGCCAACGGGCGGATATACGGGTGGATTATCGGACCCACGATACCGAGAGTAGGGCCAAAAGGATGGTTGCCATCGTCAATGGTCGTCTCGGGTATCGCCTTTTCTGCATCGCCCAACCCTAACAGCCGATTCACCACCAGCAAACCAGTCCAACCCATCTTTCGGGAGAGAGAACCTATGGCCGATGGCGTCCGCCTATCGCAGGCAACAATGCGCGCTGTTTTCCCCGATGCGCCGGATACGATTATCAACGCTTTCGTTGAAAAACAGGGCGTCTTGTCAACCGTTGGGTTGAATAAGACCCGCCAGCGGCTGGCGTACTGCTTCGCGAATCTGCACGCTGAGACGGGCGGGTTCACAATCAAGAACCTGACCGAGAACATCAACTACACGGCGGCGCGGATGGCGCAGGTGTGGCCGAACCGGTTTGCATCGGCCGCCGCCGTGCAGGCGAAGTATGGCACCGCGTCGGGCTGGCAGACGAAGGCCTTCGACGACATCTACGGCAACCGGATGGGCAACCGCTCCGGCACGTCGGACGGTTCGCGCTTCATCGGCCGCGGCGGGCCGCAGATCACTGGCCGGGATGGCTACGCCGAGATCGGCAAGCGGATCGGCGTGGATCTGATGTCGGCGCCGGACCTCGCCAGCAATCACGCCCTACAGCCTGACATTGCCGCCGCGTTCTGGGACTGGAAGGCGATGAACAAATACGCCGACGCAGGCAACTTCATCGGCTGCGTCAAGGCGTGGAACGGCGGGACGAATGGCCTGCCTGAGCGGCAATCCCAACTGGCGCGAATCCAGAAGGTGCTGCAGGGCGCGGAGTGGGGCGCGGTGGCGGATGCGAGCGTGCCGGTCATACCCGGTCCTGAGCCGGGCATAGCGCCGCCTATTACCGGGCCTGACCCGGCAATCCAACCGCCGTCCGCTTGGGCGGCATTTTTTATGGCCGTGCTCGGCCTGTTCAAGAGGAAATAGCCATGGGACCATTCATTCGCATCGCCCTCCGATATCTGGCGGGCTACCTCATCGCCCGTGGCTGGCTCGCTCAGGACGATGCCGGGATATTTGACGATCCTGATTTGGTGGCCGCCATTAGCTACGGTGGCGCCGCGCTTTGTGCTCTGGCGAGCGAGTTCTGGTATGCGCTCGCCAAGAAGTGGGGATGGTCGAAATGACGGCCATTCTCTCATGGCTAGCTTCATTCGTGTCCGGCCCTATCGTCGGCGCCGTGATCGACGGCTACAAGGCCAAGCTGGCGGCCGGTAACGACAAGGACCGCATTGCCGCTGATCTTGCCGCGCGTGAATTGGACGTGCAACGCGCCGAGATCGAGGCGCAGACGCAATATCGCATTGCGACGGTCGGCAAGTGGTACGAGCCGGAAAAGATCATCGGCTATTCCGTCGCCTTCATCATCGCCAAGGTTCTCGTTTGGGACATCTGCCTTGGACTTGGTTCGACGCCTGAGCCGAAAGGCTGGATCGCCAACGTCACGCTGATGGTGATCGGGTTCTATTTCGGCAAGCGCGGCGTCGAAAACGTCGCCAAGATCGTGGCAGGAGCGTTCCGCAAATGACATGCTCAATTGCGGGCCTCGTCCGCCATTTCAACAACCGGATATCGGAAGCGGGCGCAGCTTGGATGATGATCGGCATCGCCGTTCTGATTTCCATGAATCCAGCGGCTGCCGATGCTCACTCATTCGATCTGATCGGCGTGGCCGTGGTGGACGACTGGCTTGCGCCAGCGTTCCTGAGCGTCGGCGTGGTGCGGATGGCGGCGCTGATCGCCAACGGCAACTGGCCTGTCTACGGACCGTGGATGCGCGCCGGTGGCGCTTTGCTCGGCGCGCTGATCTGGTCGCAGATGTGCTTGTCTCTCGTCATTCTCGCGCTGCCGTCTCCCGGTATCCCGATTTATGCGGTCCTGACCGGAACCGAGTTGTTCTCAATCTATCGGGCGCTGGCGGGGCACCATGGACGCGATCAACGATAAAGCCTTCGCCGCACTTGGTGCATATCCGATCATCCAGTCCGCAGTCGCAATCACCATTCTGCTCGGCGCGCTCTACCTCGTGGTTCGCGCTACCCGCGACAAGCCGCCGCCGCTCCCGCCGCATGAACCGGTCCCGCAGTGGATCATGATGGGACCAATGCACGACATGATGCAGTCGGTGCATGAGGTCGCCGAGGAGGCGCGCCGCACGAACGACCTCTTGCGGGAGGTCAAAGACTTGCTTGGCGACAACGTTCGAGAAACGCAGCACGCTCGACAGACGCTCGAGCTGATCCGCAATGAAAGTCGGATGCGGTAGGAGCGGGGCCATAACGGAGTCTATGACGAATACGTGGAGTAGCGCCGCGCGCGTTATCCATTTTTCCGATTTGGTTCGGATCGAGTTGTTTGCGAAGCAGGAGAGATTGTCTTGGCCTCTTCCTCAGCTAATAGCTTCCGGATAACGGCCCGCTTATCCTCATTGGTCTCCTCTTCGAGGAGCTTGCGGTAGTGGCGGATATTTTCGTTATGGATGAATCGTTCCATGGCGCGTTCCCGGCGCTCGACGTTTCCGCCGCCTATTTACCATAGGCGAGGGCGTGGCGTGATAACAATTAAGAGAACTGTTCGGCTGGCGGCGGGCGTGGAAATAGTCCGTCTAGTCCGCCCGAATTGGGTGCCGGATGCGGTAATTACAGAGCCGCCGCTGGCTGGCGGCTGGCGGCGACCCCGGCCGGTTTGGACGATGACACCTGGAGCAGGTTTCAATCCCGGCGGCCGCAATCCTAGCGTGTGAGTACTCCGTTTTCCATACCCCGAATGAGTTACCCCTGTAGGCCAGGATCGATCGGTCACCGCTGGTCCGGGTATCTCGGTCGCCGAAAGGTGGCCGGGCTTTTCGTTTCAGCGTCAATCTTCCGGTGGTGGCGCGTCAATCGGGTGACGGGGCGCCGTCGTATTTCGATGGGCCGCGCGCCACAATTTTCAATTGGTTGTTCGGCAATGGGCGTTGCAATGCTGACGCCTCCGACCACGGCGCTCGCATCCAGGCCTCCCGCTCTTCTTCGGTGGTTAGGATGACCGGCATTGCCTTCGGGTGGATCGGCTTCACGACGTCATTGGCGTCCGTCGTCAGGAAGCCGTAGACGTCGATCGTCACCGTGCCTTCCTTGATCTTTCGGACGCTGCTCCAGTTGGTCCAGATCCCAGCGAAGCAGAGCAAGGGCCGGCTATCGTCGGCCGCGAACCAGACGTTTTCCTTGGCCGTGCTATCGAATTCCGAAAACGAGGTGAACGGCACAAGCACCCGATTTTCCGGGCCCAGCCAGCGTTTCCAGTGCTTGCTGTTGGTGTTGCGCACATTGGTGGTGCCTTTGTCGGGCTCCATGCGCAGCAGCTCCTGAAAGTCGACCGTCTTGCCCTTTGCTTCGAGCTTAGCGGCGCGGTTCTTGGCTGCTTCGAAAAGCTTCTGCGACGATGTCGGCATTCCCCAGCGCATCGTGAGCAATTCGCGCTCGGCGCCGGCCTGACGGATCACCGGGGCTTCTCGGTCCGGGAATACACCGGGCAATGATGGAAGGTTGCCGGCGCTATCCTTAGTTACCTTGAACAATTGCCGAATAGCGTCTTGCCCGCGCGTCATCGAATAGAGATTGCACAT